GGTGACTTCGCGAAGGATGTCAAGTCCGCCCTCAAGGACGCGGAGATCGAGGCCGGGGATAGCGGCCAGCGCTCTGGCTCGAGGCTGGGCCGCGGCCTGTCGAATGGGCTCAAGGTTGTCGGTGGCGCAGTTGCCGTCGTGACGACTCTCGTGGCTGGCATGGCAATCAAGGGTGGCATCGACCGCGCGCTCGCGATCGAGGGCGCCCAGGCCAAGCTCACCGGGCTCGGGCACGACGTGCAGTCGGTGCAGACGATCATGGACTCGGCACTGGCGTCGGTTCGCGGCACTGCGTTCGGCCTAGGCGACGCGGCGTCAGTGGCGGCGTCTGTCGTGGCCGCGGGCGTGCAGCCGGGCGAGGATCTGACGCGCACGCTGAAGCTTGTCGCGGATGCCTCAACGATCGCCGGCACGTCCATGGGTGACATGGGTGCGATCTTCAACAAGGTCGCGTCCACGGGGAAGATCCAGGGCGAGGTCATCGCGCAGCTCGGTGAGCGCGGCATCCCGATCCTGCAGCTCCTGGGCGAGCAGATGGGCGTCTCGGCGGCGGAGGTCTCCAAGCTGGCGTCCGAGGGCAAGGTGGACTTTGCGACGTTCCAGGCCGCGATGGAAGCGGGCATGGGCGGCGCGGCCCTCGAGTCGGGGAACACGTTCCGTGGCGCGATGGCGAACGCGATGGCTGCCCTCGGGCGCCTGGGCGAGAAGGTCGTCGGCGGCGTGCTGCCTCAGCTCAAGGGCGGCTTCGGCGAGGCGATCGCGCTGCTGGACTCCTGGGCCCCGCAGGCGGAGCGCGTCGGGGTTGTCATCGGCGGCGTCATGACCGAGGTTCTGGGCGGCGTCCGGGCTCTGATCGCAGCGTTCGCTGCGGGTGGCAGCGATGTGACGTCGGCTGGATTCGCCGGCGCGATGGAGCGCATAGGTCTGGCTGCTCGGTTCGCGTTCGACTTCATCACGGGCACGGCGGTCCCTGCGATCGCATCGCTCGTCGGGTGGATGAACAAGAACCGCGGCGTCGTGGCAGCGGCCGTGGCCGTGATGGGCGCTCTGCTGCTGGTGACCCAGGCACACGCGGCGGTCCTGGCGGTACAGGCTGCTGGCGGGATCATCGGCTTCATCAAGGGTCTGCAGATGGTGCAGGCGGTGGCGAAAGTGGCGACCGCGGTCCAGTGGGCGTGGAATGCCGCCCTGACGGCCAACCCCATAGGCCTCATCATCGCCGCTATCGCCGCGCTGGTCGCCGGCATCATCTGGTTTTTCACGCAGACCGAGCTCGGCCAGAAGATCTTTCAGACGGCTTGGGCGGGCATCCAGGCGGCCATCAGTGCGGTCGTGGCGTGGGTGACGGGCACGGCTGTTCCGTGGTTCCAGGGCGCGTGGGACGCGATCATGGGCGCGGTTCAGAAGGCGGTCACGTATATCCAGACTGTGATCGCTGTTTACGCGTACCTGTGGCGGACTGCGATCGAGACGTTCCTTGGGTGGATCACCGGTGCATGGGACGCTTTCTGGGGGTCCTCGTTTGGGCAGATGGTGAAGGCTGCGATCGACCTCGTGGTGTCGCTCGTCCAGTTCGGCGTGACGTTCCTGCGGGAGCTCATCGCGGACATCGCCGGTTGGATCTCGGCCACATGGTCTGCTGCGTGGGATGCGGTCTCGGCAAGGGTGCAGGCGGCGTGGGCTCTGATAAGCGGCGTCGTGCAGACCGCTCTGATCGCGATCGGGACCGTGGTGCTGGATGCCATGGCGCGGATTCGTGCAGGGTGGGATGCGGCGTGGGGCGCAGTGTCAGCCGTTGTGTCGGCGGTGTGGGGTTTGATCTCTGGCGTCATCTCCTCGCAGGTGGCGCGGGTCCGGTCGATTCTTGACGCCGGGTTCACGGTGGTGCGCACCATCGTCAGCGCCGCCTGGCAGGGCGTGTACAACGCCATTGCCACCCCCATGCAGGAGGCGTACGACAAGGTCCGCAGCATCGTGGACAGCATCCGGACGTTCTTCTCGGGCGCTGCGTCATGGCTCGTCAACGCGGGTCGTGACATCATCCAGGGCCTCATCGAAGGCATCACGTCGAAGATCAAGGGCGTCACTGACACCCTGCGCGGCCTGACCGAGTCGATCCCCGACTGGAAGGGTCCGGCGGACGTCGACCGGCGCCTTCTGACGGGGAACGGCGAACTCATCATGGGATCGCTGGTCACCGGCCTCAAGGCTGGCTATGGGGACGTTCGTCGCACGCTGATGGGGATGACGGCGGACCTGCCGACGGCGGTATCGCTGAACACGAACCTCGAGCCCCGCGGAGTGCTGGCTAGCAATAGCGGGCCCTTGGTCCAGCAGACCATCACTCCCGTCCCCGGCATGTCCGAAACCCAGGTGGGCGATATGGCCGGCCGGGCGGTCGCTCGAGCGTTTGCGGGGGTGACTCGGTGACGCGGACGGTGAGCATCGGCAGCCTGTCGTTCGAGTCGTCCGGTCGGCGCCTGGGCGACACGTCGTGGGTCTTGTCCAGCCTCGACGGCTGGGACGACTCGGGGTCCGGGGTGCGCGGGGAGCGGGGCGAGCGACCGCAGGCGCACGGCAACTTCGACACGCCGATGTTCCGAACGGGCCGGTCGATCGCCGTGGCCGGGCATGTCCTGTGTCCCACCCGGAGCGCGGCAGCCGCGGTTGTCCAGCGGCTCAGCGCTCTGGGTGCCGATGGCCGGGAGCTGGACATCACAGTCACAGATCCGGATCTGCCGTCGATGTCCGCCAGCGTCAGGATCGCTGACAAGCCGATCGTGGCTTGGCAGGGCGGGCGGACGGTCGGGTATGCCGGCGAGTGGTGGGCGGCTGACCCTCTCCGCTACGGCGACACCATCAACGAGTCGACCAGCTTCCCCTTCGCGGCTGGCGGCTTGGAGTTTCCGCTCTTCACGGACGGTGTCACCGACACGGGCTACCTCGAGTTCGGCGCTCAGGGCTCCACGGGCCGGGTGACGGTGACGAACATCGGCACCGCGGCGACCTCCCCGCAGTTCGAGGTGACGGGCCCCACGCCGCCCTTCTCGATCGTGCATGTGGAGTCGGGGCGGCGGTTGTCGTTCGCGCAGTCGGTGGCCGCTGGTGATCGTCTGCTGATCGATTCGGCGACGGGTCTGGTGGTCCTCAACGGCGGCGATGTCGACTACAGCGGCATGCTCACGCGCGCCGAGTGGTCGCCTGTGGGTCCGGGTGAGTCGGCGTCGTTTGCGTTCATCCCTGATGGTCCGTTCGCTGACGGCACGCTCACCGTGATCTTCCGACCCGCTTGGTGGTGACGCGTGTACAGCATCATCCTGGGTGAGCTGCGGACGGGTCGGCGGCTGGTGGCGGTGCCGGTGGCTGCTGCGGACTGGTCGATCTCGGCCGGTGGTGCGGGGTCGATCTCGGCGTCCATCCCGCTGACGGCCGCCGAGTTCCAGCGTCTCGAGCGCACGGTGTCCCCTGCTCCGGCGGGTGTGGTGCGGTGGCGTCCTGGTCGCGGTCAGCGGTCGGACATCCGTGTGGCGACTGAGCCGACGCGGGTTTTCATGGCGGTCGTGGCTGGTGAGCGGGTCATCGAGGCGGGTCCGGTGTGGCAGCGCTCGATGGATCGGGCGTCGGGCCGCTTGGAGGTCCGTGCGACTGGGCTGCGGGCGGTCTTCGATCACCGGCTGCTGCTGTCGCATCAGATCGCGTGGGGTACGGCTGGTGCGGTGGCGTCGTCGTCGCTGTCCTGGTCGGGTCTGTCGCTGGGGACGATCGCCAAGCGCCTGGTGCAGGCGGCTCTCGCGCACACTGGCGGTGACCTGCCGATCGTGCTGCCGCCGGATGAGGCGGGCGGGCATGAGCGCACGTACCCGGGGTCTGACCTGGCGACGGTGGAGCAGCGTCTTCGTGAGCTGTCCGAGGTCCAGGGTGGCCCCGAGGTGGCGTTCGATCCGCGCATGACTGCCGATCGCATGGGCATCGAGTGGGTGATGCGCGTGGGCACGGCGGCTGATCCGACATTGCACCAGGCGGGCATCGACTGGGCGCTCGACACGTCGGCCCCGCGCGGCTCTGTCGCGGACTTCTCGGTGACGGAGGATGCGTCGTCGGTGGCTGTGCGTGCGTTCGCCAAGGGCTCGGGCACGGACGAGGCCACGCTGATCTCACGCCCTGCGACGCGACCGGACCTGATCGCTGCGGGCTACCCGCTGCTCGAGTCGGCGCGGTCGTACTCGTCGGTGATCGAGCAGCCCACGATCGACGGTCACGCTGCGGCGGACCTCGAGGGCAATGACAGGCCGTGGCAGACGTGGTCGCTGCGTGTGCAGGCCGATGAGCGCGTCGGCCAGTACCGGCCGGGTGACTGGTGGTCGATCCGGGTGGGCGAGGACATGGTGCTGCTGGATCCGGGGATGTACCGCACGCGGCTGGCGTCGATGAAGGGCTCGGTGGGGTCGGCGTTCGTGGATCTGAGCATGGTGCCGATGGAGGTGGCGGGGTGACAAGCCTTCAGGGGCCGGGCAGGCAGAACGACCCGAGCGCTTTCGCGGACCTCGCTCAGCAGCTGCAGCGGATCCGGGGTGAGCTCAACGACGTCGGCAGCGCGATCCTGAAGGCGGCGGGCATCCGGGTGTCTCCGGAGTCGATGACGATCGAGCGGACGCTTGAGGTGCTGGGGTCGCTCGATGTGTCGGGCAA